ACACTCGTAAGGATGTTGATTTTATCTATTGTGACGATGAGAAACATCTGTTACAGTGCTTCCTTGCTTATTGGCAAACTGACTTCCCAGATGTTCTTACAGGGTGGAATGTCGAGTTGTATGACATACCTTATATCTGTGGTCGTCTTGAACGTCTATTCGGAGAAAGAGAATTAAAGATGATGTCCCCATGGGGCATGGTAAAGAGTGAAGAGATAGAGATAAAAGGTAGAACAAATATTCTATACAATCTTATGGGGATCAATGTACTAGACTACATGGATCTGTATAAGAAATTTACATATACAAATCAGGAATCATATAGACTAGATCACATAGCATTTGTTGAACTAGGTCAGAAGAAATTAGATCACAGTGAGTATGAAAACTTCAAGGACTTCTACACGAAGGACTGGCAGAAGTTTATTGACTACAACATCAAGGACGTGGAACTTGTTCTACAACTAGAGGAGAAGATGAAGCTCCTTGAACTTGCTGTCGCACTAGCATATGACGCTAAGGTGAACCTAAAGGATGTGTACTATCAGGTACGCATGTGGGACACACTGATCTATAACTTCCTAAGACAAAGGAACATAGTGGTGCCACCCGCAAAGAGATCAAACAAAGATGAGAAGTACGCAGGAGCATATGTAAAAGAACCTATACCTGGCAAGTATGAATGGGTGGTATCGTTTGACCTTAATAGTCTGTATCCTCATCTCATCATGCAGTATAATATTTCCCCAGAAACACTTTGGGAATCACGTCATCCATCTGCTAGTGTTGATAGACTCCTCGAACAGACAGACAGGATAGATCCTAAGTTTGCTACGTGTGCTAATGGTGCACAGTATCGTAAGGACATCCATGGTTTCTTACCAGAGATGATGCAGAAGATATACGATGAACGTGTACAGAGTAAGAAACTGATGCTCATAGCGAAGCAAGAGTATGAGAAGACACCTACTAAAGAACTAGAGAAGAGTATCAGTAAGTATAACAATATACAGATGGCACGTAAGATCCAACTGAACTCTGCCTATGGTGCCATTGGTAATCAGTACTTCAGATATTATAATCTCAGAAACGCTGAAGCGATTACGTTGTCAGGTCAAGTATCAATTCGTTGGATCGAGAACAAAGTAAATGGTTACTTGAATAAGTTGTTAAATAGTAATGAAAAAGATTATGTTATCGCTAGTGATACCGATAGTATCTACATCTGTTTAGATGATCTAGTTACTAAAGTTTATGGTGATAAGGAAGTAAGTCAAGAAAAGGTCGTGGACTTTCTTGACAAGGCATGTAAAGAAAAAATAGAACCCTTCATTGATAGATCGTACACTGAGTTGGCAGAGTACACTAACGCTTATGAACAGAAGATGTTTATGAAGCGAGAGAACATTGCTGCTAGAGGTATCTGGACTGCTAAGAAAAGATACATCCTCAATGTGTGGGACAGTGAAGGTGTCAGATACAACAAACCAAAGCTGAAGATGATGGGTATCGAGGCAGTCAAGTCCTCTACTCCGATGCCTTGTCGTAAAGCTATTAAGGACGCACTAAACATCATGATGACTGGTGAACAGGATGAACTCACTACCTTTATAGACAACTTCAAAGAAGAGTTTTATTCACTACCACCAGAAGACATCGCATTTCCGAGGTCAGTCAATGGACTACGCAAATTCAAATCAGACACAGACGTGTATTCAAAGGGATGCCCGTTACATGTTCGTGGATCTCTCTTATATAATTTTTATGTCTCTAAGAAGAAACTGGAGAACAAGTACCCTCTCATTCAAGAAGGAGAAAAGATAAAATATATCTACATGAAAGTAGGTCGCACGAATTATACTGGAGAGAACGTACTATCGTTCCTCAACACATTTCCAAGGGAACTTGGACTAGAGGAGTGTCTTGATCGCAAGGCACAATTTAAGAAATCCTTTCTCGATCCTTTACAAATCATCACTAATGTGATAGGATGGAGTACGGAGAAAAAGTCAACGCTTGAGTTTTTATTTACATGAGTTTTTTGAAAGAAGTCGTTAAAGAAATTGGTAACGACTACGCAGGAATACTTGCGGATGGATCAGTAGGAGATATCGGAGGGTATGTAGATACTGGTTCTTATATTTTTAACGCACTGGTAAGTGGTAGTATCAATGGTGGTATCCCTTCCAATAAGATCACTGCCATCGCAGGAGAATCATCTACAGGTAAGACATTCTTTTGTCTTGGTGTTGTAGAGAATTTTTTAAGAGAGAACAAGGACGCAGGAGTTATATACTTTGAGTCTGAAGCTGCTATCAGCAAACAGATGATGGAGGATCGTAACGTTGACACCTCACGTATGATGCTTGTACCTGTCACTACAGTACAGGAGTTTCGTACTCAAGCAATCAGAATCTTAGACAAATATTTAGAACAACCAGAGAAAGATCGCAAACCCTTAATGTTTGTTTTAGATTCTCTTGGTATGTTGTCAACCAGTAAGGAGTTGGAAGACTCAGCAGCAGGGAAAGACACACGTGACATGACTAGAGCACAGGTAGTCAAGGCAATCTTCAGAATACTTACACTGAAGTTAGGTAAAGCGAACGTGCCAATGCTAGTTACTAACCATACATACGATGTGGT